TCAGGCGACCTCTGTCGCCTCCGTGGGGTCGTCCGCGCCGGGCGTCAGCATGGTTGCGATGGCTGCACGGCCGCGCTGCTCGGCCCCTTCGAAGATGTAGTGGTAGTGCTCCCTGAGCACGTCAGTACTGCTGTGGCCCATCCAGTCGGCCACGTCGTTCTCGGGGACTCCGGCGTACAGCAGCCGCGACCCGTAGTAGTGCCGGAGCGAGTGAGCCTTGCAGTACTTCACCTGTCCCTTGCCCAGAGCCTCCATCCAGATCTTCGGGTAGAAGTACGACGCGTAGAGGTAGCCAGTCCGCGTCACGTTGGGGAAGAGAAGCCGTTCCGGCCCCCATACGCCGTGGTTCCTGATGTGCCGCCGAAGCTCGAAGGCGACGTTCGGCGGGAGGGGGACGGAACGCCCTGGCTCGCCTTCGTCACGAGCCTTGATGTGCCGACGCTGGATCGCGCTGTTCTTCCCCGATGCGGTGTCTCCGTCCTCCGCAATCTGGAAGTCGACGCGAAGCGTCTCGGCCTTGAAGTCGATTTGATCGCGGGACACCGCCATGGCCTCACCCAACCGCAGGCCGCACCCGGCCATGAGCCACAGCATCGCGCGGTATCGCGGAGGAGCGGCATCGAGCATCGCCAGGACTTCCCGCGTCGTGAGTCGCCGCGCGGTGCTCTTGTGCTCCCGGATCTCCTTGGCGCGGCTGCCCGCGCCCTTGACCTTCTTGCACGGGTTCCGGCCGATGATCTCGTTGACGACAGCCCAGTCCATCATCCCGGAGAAGAACGAGAACCGCTGACGCCGTGTGCGAGCGGAGAGCTTCCGGTCCTGTTCCATCCACAAGAGCCACTGCTCAACGTCAGCGACCTTGAGGGACACGATGGAACGGGCCTTGAAGAACGGTTCAAGGGTTGTCTTCTGGATGGACCGGTACTGCTTCTTGGTGCTGTTCTCCAGCTTCCTTTGATTCGTCCACTGTTCCCAGACAGCCGTCACGGGCTGCTTGCCCAATCGGTCGTCCAGGTAGGTACCGGCATCGAGTTCCTGTTCCTTGCGCTTGCGCTGGTCGTCGGCTCGCTTCTTGGTCTCGAAGGTCTTCTGCCGCTGCTTGCCGTCTGGGTCGTACCAGTACGTCGTCCACTTCTTCGGGTCGTCCTTCGAACGCGCAACCCAAGCTCTAGCCACGGAGGTGCTGGCCTTTCTGTCCAAGGGGAGTGCTCGCCGATGCGCCGGGAGCACCTAACTTCAGACTGAGCTTGTCCACCCTGTGTTGTCAACCCTAGGTGGAACACCCGGGGTGGTGTACTCTGAGGGTATGCGAGCAGATGAGAGCGGCTTCGAGATCGAGCAGCAGCAAGGGGGGTGGACGATTCGGATGTGGTGGCCCACAGGGCCCGTGACTGGCGGGCCTCAACGCATCACCATCGAGTCGGCCGCCGACGCACCCGCGCGCGACGTGGCGCGGGGCATCTCCACGACCGTGCTGCGCAGGCTGGATCTCGCGGCGGCCCTGAACCTGGCCAAGATGGCACCGGAGGCTCAGAGCACCCTGGAGACCGCAGCCAAGAAGCTCACCGAGGCGGGTGAGGCGGCTGAGTTGCTGTTGGCCAGTGAAGGCGTCTCGGAGAGGTACTTGGCCATGCTCGCGTCTACATACAAGGCGATGGCGGACACGGGAGCGGTGGCCCCGGTGCGGAAATTGGCAGTCATGATCGGTCGTCAGCCAGAGACCATAAAGGACCACTTGAAGAAAGCTCGGCGCGAAGGCTACCTCAGCACTGTGGCAGGGAAAGCTGGAGGAGACCTGACCGAGAAGACATTGAGGGTCTTGGAATCCATGGGGAGCGGAGAGGACTAGCCTGCGCCACCGCTAGCTCTTAATTCCATATCAAAATTGAGCCCCCGAGGCGACTCGGGGGCTTTCTTTTTCTGGAGAGTCGATTGACCAAGCTGATGACCGTTGGTGATGTTGCCGATTACCTGAACAAGCCCCGGTCGTGGGTGTACGGGAATTGGAAGGACGAACAGATCCCGTTCCGGAAGGTGGGTCAGTCCCTCCGCTGTCGACCGGCTGACTTGGAAAAATGGCTGGACGAACAGAACTGAAGAATTGCCAGTAGTGAACGCCCCCGAGGGAATTCGGGGGCTTTTTGTTTACTGAGAGGACTACGTGACCAAGACGATTCCACCTGTGGACGAACCTGGCCAGGCCGAGCTGGAGCGCCACGCGGATGCACTACTAGAGGCTGCCGGTGAAGAAGCATCCGAGGAATGGCCGAGCCTCTGGGCCGAGCAGACGGAAACGGAGTTCGAGCGGATAGCGATAGCTCATACCGGGATGGTCTCCCTGTGCTGGGCTCCCATCGTGGCGACTCTTCCCACATTTGATCCTGAGTTGAGCCACCGAGAGATGCAATCCGTCATGCAACAGCGCCCCGGTGCGGATGATCCGGACCACTATGGCGAATTGCTTTCTCTGCTCTCCGCAGCAGATGAGGCGGGTGCGCGGCACGGTTCCGGCTACGTGGTGGAACGTCGGAACTATCCCCCAGAGTCCTGCCGATGGGTCGGATGCCGTGAGCCTTTGTACGCCTCGCAGGCGACACGGAAACGTGGACGCCCCCGGAGGTATTGCGAGACCCACCAAAAGCCCGCCAAGGCCCGTACGCGGCGTTTGAGGTATGCGGGCATCCACGTAAGCCGGAACAGAAACCTTGTGTACGACTTCGATGGCCTGACGGAACAAGATCTGTCGGGCTACCGGGAAGTGTGGGGCCGTATCAACACCACAGGGACGTGACGTGAGGGAAGCCACCTCCGGGCGGCCTCCTCCTGTGTCGCATTAATTCAGAACAGTGGAGGAGCGATCCTCTGGGGCCATGCACACTCGGCGGTGTGCCTCTGGCACGGCCTGCGGGCTGGGCAGTTCCTAAGTCGTTATGAGGCTCTGCGGACACCTCCCTGTGAGAGGGACAACGTAGAGAAACACTCCTCCCCTTACTTCCTACTTGCATCGTTCACAGTGGGGGGTAAGGGGGGGCAGTGTCTTCTCTTACGTTGTCCTCTTGTGAGGTATAGGGCCGCTCTTAGGCGGCCCTTCTCTCTACTTCTTCCCTTCACGTTGATTAGTTCTCTAGGAGGTGTCGCCATGAGCGACGCGGAACGGATTTTCGAGGCCACGCCGGCCGACCCTTCCGATTCCATTCGGGCCGAGGTCGAGCGGGAATATGCGGGGCAGCTGGCGCGGGCTGAACTCAAGAATCATGCCGCCCAGGTCGGAATCAATCTCCCTGACGGATTCACGGATTACCTGGACGCTTCCAAGTTGCTTGGTGAAGATGGCAAGCCATCGACTGATGCCATGGATAAGGCCCTGGTGCCTTTCAAGCCCAAGGACCCGACGTTTCCCCAACTTGTCGGGGCCGGTCACAACCGCGACGGCAGCCCGATTCCGGAGCGTCGCCGTGTTTCTCTCGATGTTCGTAAGCGCTAATTAGGAGTACCTGTATGACTCTTGCCTACCAGCAGCCCGGAACTACCACTTTCATTCCCGAGATCTGGGATGCCGAACTTCTCGTAGCATTTGACCCGCTTCTGGTCTGGGCGTCTCCGTTCGTGGCGAATAACAAGTACGAAGGAGAGATCCGCAAGAAGGGCGATGTGGTTCACATCAACAGCCTTCTTCGGCCGACCGTGGGTGATTACACGATCGCCGACGGTATGACCGCACAGCGGCCGGAAGCCGTGGATCAGAAGCTCACAATTACTGAGGCGAAGTACCTTCAGGTTCTTGTCGAAGATGCGGAACGGGTCCAGCTCGCTGGGGGCCTTGGCTCGCCGATCAACCAGCAGATGATTCGAGCCCTGGCCCGTGAGGCCGACACCTTCATGGGCAACATCATCGCCACCGGGGCGACGGCGCTTCCGGCCATCGCGCCGACCGCCGACAACATCCCTCAGATCCTGTACAGCGCGATTCTGGACATGATGCTGGCCCTGGATGACAACGACATCCCGGCAGGCCGTTACGTGGTGGTCTCGCCGCGCGTGAAGCGATACCTCATCGAGCATCCGGCCGTGGCTAATGCTGCTGCCTACGGCGAAGGTGGCGTGACCGCCAATGGCGTTGTCGCCCGCCTCGCCGGGTTCACGATCCTGACCACTACGGCCATGCCCGCCGGTGTGGACATCGTGGCCGGTCACTCGGAGTTCGCCACCTACGCAAGCCAGTTCACGGGCTTCCGTGAGGGACAGTCGGAGAAGTACAGGGCTGACTACATCGACACCCTGCATCTGTACGGCGGCAAGATCGTGCGATACCCGGAGCTGGATACCAAGAAGACCGACAACACCTTTGATGAGTCGAAGCCGACCAAGGGAATTGTCAAGGCTGCTGTCACTTGGCCTACTGCCTAACCCTTGATTAGTTCGGGCCCCTGCCGACCAGCGGGGGCCCGTTCTTCTCACTGTCCGTGGATCAGAAGCCTGCGCCGGCCGTCGACGGCGCGTAACGGAAACCGGAGGGACCATGCCGAAAATGCGTAACCCAGATTCGCCGCACTCTCGATACAAGGGATTGGATGTGCTGCCGAACGATCACGGCCTGCCCGTTCCTGATCTGCCATCGGTAAGGGATTGGTCAGATGCCGAATCCGAGCAATGGCATCAATGGTGGAGCAGTCCTCAGTCCGCGCGCTGGGATGAGTCCTACGTCCCGACTGTGGCAGTCATGCTGACCTATTACGGCAAGATCCTTGACGGCACCGCTACCCGCGATCACCTCACCGAGTTCCGCCAGTTGGCTACGGCCCTTGGCTTGACGGCCGACGGCATGAAGCGGCTGGGCTGGGCCTTCGAGGGGGACGAGTGAGCAGACGAGCGGCCAAGGCCGGGGCAGCAGGAACCCACGACGGCACGCATCGGGCTGGCTATGAGTGCCCATGGGGTGAGCCCCAGTGCTCGGAATGTGTCGAGGAGTTCGCTATTCACGTCGGGTGGGAACTTTCCGGGGAAGTGCATCCCTGGGGCGACAAACTGAAGCATCAGCCGAAGAAGTGTTATGGATGCCGCCAGATGTGAACTGCCGGGCTTTGGGGATTTGATTGGCAAACGCGATGGAAGGACAGCACCCCCGGTGGGTCCTATTCTTTATCTAATTACCATTACCCCCGTCATTCATAAACAATTGAGTAATACTTCAGTTATTCGTTAGTTACCGTTCCGTGATAGGGGTGGGGGAGAATGGAGATCAAGCGGGCAGCCGTAGAGCAACGCTCCGGACGCTCGCTGAGACCTCCGCCCTAACAAAGGAATGCAGCGCTATGCGTAAGACCGTGCTCATGCCCGTGGAAAAGGTTCTGTGCGACGCCCACATAGCGCGTGATGGCAGTGAGGAAGAAGCGGGCACGACTCTTACCCTGGGCGCGCACACGTGGGACCTCTGCCTTGAGCACGACATCCTGTTCGGCAGGTACCTGATGGACGCTCTTGGTGTGCCTGAGACTGCCAAGGGTGCGCCGGTTGAGCGCGTGCCGGTTGCTGAGCCTGTCTCGGAGCCGGAGCCGGAGCCGGAGCCGGAGCCGGAGCCGGAGCCGGAGCCGGAGCCGGAAGTGTCGACCGACCCTGAACCTGTGTTGTCCGTGATGATCGCCGGTGAGGTGCCGGGTTACGAGTGGGACGACGCGCGGGAAGCGGTCCGCAACCTTGGCTATGAGGTGGTCGGCCGTGCCGATGACAGCACGGTTCTGCTGATCCTGGGGGAGGGTGGCGACCGGAACGCCACCAAGCTGCGAGACGCATCCGAGCGGGCCATTCCCGTGATGGACGTGCGGGAACCTGGACGCTTCAAGTCGGCTGTTCGCTCAGGTGAGTTGGTCGGTGGTGACCCGCTTCCGGAGGCTGCCAAGGTCGACCGTTCCGGGATGAGCGAACGGGAGCGGAACCGTGCCGTGCGGGCATGGGCGCGAGAGAACGGCTACGCAGTTCCCACCAAGGGACGCATCCCCATGCACGTGCGCCACGCCTACGAACTGACGCACCGGGACGCGTCGGAGGGAAAAGCGGCAGCGGCCTGAGTGCCGCCCCCGCCGTGCCGGGCGCGGAGTGCGCCCGGCCTCCCCGGCCAGAGGCCAACCAACCAACCCTTTTCGAGATAGAGGCAGCATGAACACCCCCGTTCTGTACGGTCCGATCGGTCGTGCGGTCCGCAGGATCGCCCCGTTCCTGGAAGCGGATGCATTGGGGGTGTACGTGGCCGCCCTGTCGATGTGGTCGGCCGCCATTGGTGGCACGGTCAAGGTCTCGTCCCGTGGCAGCGGTCGGCCCGTGCTGCTGTGGTCGGCCCTGGTGGCTGGAACGGGCAGAGGCAAGGGAACCGCGCTACGGGCCGCGCATCACGTCCTGGACAAGTCCCTGGGCCGCTTTGTGGCCACGCACACCACATCCGGGATCACGTCCGGGGCGAGCATGGTGAATCACCTCTGGGAGCAGCAGGAAGCGACCGCAGAGACCGAGCATGGGCGGGACGTCCGCAGTTTCGTGTGTGAGGAAGAGTGGTCAGAGGTACTGCGCAGAGTGAAGCGGGATGCCTCGTTCACGACCAAGCTGCGCAGCGCATGGGATGGGGCAACGCTGCGGAACACCACCAAGGATGTGGCGCAGGAAGTACGCGACCCTGCCATGGTCCTGCACTGCCACGTCACGCCCTCTGACTGGGCGAAGTACGTGGGCGAGTCCGAAGCGGCGGGCGGCTCGTACAACCGCATTCTTCCGTTCCTGCTGGGGTCGGTGCCTTTGCTGGACGACGACCGGGTGAGCCTGCCCGAGGTGGACGGGCGGGACCTGTCCGACGCCTACGGTTGGGCCACTGCCCGGCCGCGCGTGATCACGCTTGCAGAGGACGCCCGGCCGCTGTGGCGGATCGTGCGCCGATACGCCCGCATCCTGGGTGAGTCCCTGCCGGAGGGACAGGCCGTGTTCATCGAGCGGACCGCAGAACAGACGCTCAGGGTCGCTGCCTGCCTGGCAGCGTCCGAGTGCTCGGAGACGGTTACGGAAGAGATGCTGTCGGCCGCCTTCACCCTGGTTCGCCGTTCTGTCCAGGACGCAGTCCGGATTACCAAGGGGGCTACCTCTCCCAAGGTGAAGCGTCAGCCGCTCAGCCTTGAGAACAAGGTGCGGGCCCGAATCGAATTGCACGGCGGTCGGGCCACTTCCTCCCAGGTGCTCCCGTACGTCGGAGCGACGGCCGCAGAGGTCAAGGAACTGTCCGGAATCGTCGTCACCGTGGAACGGGCGGGGAAGACCGGCCGACCGGCTACCGTCTTCTCACTCCGCGGTGACGCTTCCGGTGACTCTGTGCCGCAGCCGGCCAGCACGGACAGCAACAAGAACGGAAACACTTCCCGTCACGCAGAGGCGCAGCCGGCCAGCGCGGAGCGTGAGCAGAACCGCGCGCGAGTCGTCCGGTTGGACGCTTACCGTCCGGCACCCAAGCAGGCCCCCGAGCCCGCGCCGGAACCGAAGCGGTCGGAACCGCTCGCAGACTTCAACCCCTTCCGGGCACTGCTCTAACCAACCAAACGAAGCCCCGGCCGAATGGCCGGGGCTTCTTTGTTGCTTCGACTACGCGACTGGGCAGGCCAGTTCAGGAATCGCATGATTCGGGGAACACGTCACCACCGCCAGGGACAGATACGAGGGGCGTTCGAGGTAGCAGCCGTAGGACACATCTTTGCCCGAGTGCAGTCGTTCGGCAGCAGCGTTCACCATCTGGGCCAGACGTGTGGTGTCTCGGTCCTTCTCCGACGCGAACCGAGGGGCGTACTCGGCCAGTCGCTCGCCGAGCCAGGCCGCCGCCTCCTTGGCCTCCTCCCAGGTTCCACGAACGAGGGAGCGGGGCTTGATGAGCCAGTACGCCGTTTCGATGGGCGGCAGATCGGCAGTGGGGAACTCCGCCACCACTTCCCGATAGCGCTGGATCAGTTCCGGTCTGCTTCCAGCCGGGGGCGGCTCAGGATGAGGGGGCCGTCGCAATGCTTCCTGGTCGAAACGCTCTTTCGGGCCGGTCCACAGATAGCCGTGGTGGTGCACCTGTTGTTCCCGTTCGGTGTCAGCGGTCGGAGGACCAGCCGGGCCCGACCCAAGAAAGCGGTCGGGCCCGACTGGCGGGGGAGGGGGGATCAGACGTTCAGGCCGAACCGCGCCGGGTCGATACCGGCCGCGTCCAGCTCCTCCGTGGTGAACCGCAGCGGCTGCGCGTCCGGCCGCTTGCTGTCACCGAGGGCCCAGGCGTCCTCGCCGATCTGGGCCAGCGTCACACACCCCTCGGAACAGGGGCCGCCGCACGCCTGGACGAACGAGGCCCCGTTGATGTCGAGCGCGTACAGGTCGGTTCCGTTCTGCATCACTGCACCTTCCTGCTCAACTAATCGCGGCCATGACTGACCGCCGCCGCCCATACCGGACGGGAGTCTGTTCCCCTAGGTCAGTTGGGGACCGTGCGCGGAGAGGTCAATGGGGAGCTGTCGCGTGTCGTTGGGATGCCCGTAACGCTTGTGCAGCCGCATCGCCTCGACGGTCTCCAGCGCCTTGGCCGGATTTCCGGATCGATTGGCCGCGCGAACCCGCTTGCGGAGCGTTGCGCATTGGACGCACGACGCCGGGTCCACCTGACCTGTCCGGGGTGCAAGCAGGTTCAGCAGGTCCTGAACGGACAC